GCGATAGATGCGCGCGTAAAGGTCGGAGCTGCGACTTGCGCGCCGACTATCGGGATCAGGCTTGTCGAAAGATCAACGTCAAGCAGCGGAGTCGGAACCTGTTCGCCGGTCGCCGGTGCTTCCATCGGCACTTGACGGAACACGGTCAGCTTGGTCTTGAAGCGGCTGTCTGCAGAAAGGTCGGTGTCAATCCCGATCACAACGGCCAACGTGGAATCGTAATAGCCGGTGTTGTCTGGGGATGCCGGATTCTCTGCCGACCAAACTTTCCATCCTTCCAACTCATGTACCAAGCGAATGGTTTGGCCGATGCTCAGGCGGCTGGCAGAGAGCTTGGTTTTGAATTCAAAGATGCCGAGTTGCTTGCTGAAAAAGTTCGCGAGATAGCCTTGGAACGAAGCTGCCCTTGTCGAGTCGGAAATCAGGCTGTCATAGGTCGGTGGATTTTTGGAATCACCCTGCGTCGCGTTATCAATTGGGGTTGATGCTGCTGGAGCTGTGAGCTTCGGCAAATAATCCTTCAATGTCCTGAATGCAGTATCGCCTGTCTGGAATGCACCGCCCGAGAAGTTGCGCGGGAGATAGGTGACGAGCGCCTTGCTAAAATCGACAGGGAGAATTCCACCAACCTTGCGCAGCGAATCAAGTTCGATGTCATCAATGCTGAAGGTCATTTTCGGCGTGGGGGATGGAAGCCCGAGCATGCCGACTTGCATTAAGCCATCATTACTCCAGTTGTACCACGTGAAGGAAAGCTTGGAGACTAAATCGCAGCAATCGCCGACAGAGCGTTGATTGGAGTCAAAGAAGATTCCGCTGCCCAAATTGTAGCCGCCATACGAGACGGCATCCAATGCGGTAAAGGTCGCCGTGTCCTTGTAGTTCGCAGACAGCGCGTATTTCGTGAACACGACTTCGGAATATATTTCACCGAACAACTTGATCAGCAGCGGCACGCTCTGATTTACGGTCGGACGAATAACCACACGGCCAATCGGCAAGCTCAGCATCGTCAGGATGCCGGTTGTCCGATTATTGTCATACCCAAAGCCATTGAAGACCGAGCCGATGCCAGTTCCGTTCGTAAGAGCTTGTACAGCGCCGCCACGCGCAATAGAAAGCGTGAGGGTGTTCGCTGCCGGCGTGCTGATCACCCAGTATTCCGTGCTGGTTGAGATTCCGGTTGGCGGTGTGGATCCTGATGGCCAGATAAGACGATGGTTGATCAGCAGCCCATGGTTCGCGGAAGTCGTGATGACGTTCGCAGCGACGGCATTGACGGTCAAGTTCGGTGTGACGAGAGAAACGGCAGAATCATACACATAGGCCGATGCAGGGAGATTGCTGCTGACCGAGCCATCGTGGTATTGATAGAGAAGCGGGTTGGCGCTGTCATACGGCACGCACTCGATAAAATCCGCAACGCCGATCAGGTATGGCTTCTGCTTGTTCTGATATGCCCCTGCTGTCGAGTAAAGGTTGCTTTGGAAAATGTCTCCAAATCGTTCCGACATGTCATAGGTCGGAAATGAAATCTCACCTTCTTGATCTGAGGTCGGTTGCCCGAGACGCCCAACAAGAACAGGGCGCATATCGAACAGACGCCAGCGCAAGCCGCCATGTAACATGCGGAAGTCTTTTTTCCATTTCCGGCGAAGCCAGTCATCATAGATGCCGCCTTGCCCGGAGACTTGAACAGGATTGTCAAACACGATGCTGCCGGAGCTGGTGGTGCCCTTTCCTGTCAATGCCAGCCCCAGCGACCGGCTGAAGGTCGGAATGCGGTTGATGCGTTCAATATATTCGCGCTGAACCGGCACATCGAATTCTGTTGAGCGGAATCCTTTGTCTGAGCTGAAATAATTTACCGTCTTGGTGAAGTCCGGCGTGACGCCTGAGCTGCCGGTCGCCGACATCTCAACCAGCGTTACCTTCTCCTGCGTATCATCATCCAAGAATTCCAAGAATTGACGATTGGTGACCGGGAAAGCAATCTCCGGATAGTACGGGTTGACGGTGGCGCCAAGATCAACGCGCGCTCCCCAAACGTGGTAAGACCGCGCTGCTGCGTCGTTCGTGTAGAGCTGGAAACGAGACGCGGTGTTGGCGGCATCCGTTCCTTTGCCGACCAACTTGACACGATACCAGCCATATTTACTTTCTTCAATCGTGGCTGAAATCAACGTCGCTCCAACGGCCCCATTTCCTGCCAATGCGCCTGTGGACGGATTAAAGTACATCACGACATATTGTGTTACGCCACCGCTCAACCAATACAGAACAAAGCTCACGCTTGTCGCCGTGCCACCTTTGAGAAAGTAAACAGAAGCAGCTTGGAATGAAGTTCCGGGAACGCTGGCAATGGCTTGATAAACAGAATCGGAAGCAGCAGTGGTAGAGATCAAGCTGCCGCCAAGCGAACCGTCCGGAACAATCACAGAGGCTGCTGTTACAACGGTTGGCGTTCCAGTCTTCAGCCAGATCGCATTGCTCAACGTCTCGCCATACGTCAGCAGATTGTCCTGCTGCGTCGATGCACCGGCGAAGTTGTATGAGACGATGCTGGTGGAGATAGACGCGTGCGAACCGCCAATCGCAGCCCACGACCCGAGACCACCGGCAAGACTCGTGTCAATGAAGTTGAAAACGAACGCACCCTCATCGGAAGTCCCATACTCCCAAATCTTGACCTTGATGTACACGTCATAAACGAGCACGCGAATGCAATAGCATTTCGTCAGGTCGATGCTCATCGTTGTGACGCTTGGGGTGATGTCCGTCACCGCGCCAGAGGCGATTTTCTTTTCAATCTTGACGGATGCTGTTAAGGTCGTTGCTGAGATGTCGATGTTCAACCGATACCAATCTGTGATCGACGATGTGAAGCCAGCACCGCGAACGTAGATGTGCGCTTTTTGCGCTGTCGAATACGGCAGCAGAAGTGCCGTAACAAAATTGATGTTCCGGCTATTCGGCTGGCGTTCGATCATCCCCCAAGACACCGCCATGTCGGTGGCCGTATTGCTAAGCAGCAGCTCCCCATACGTCTTTTGTACCACCATGATATCTTCGTCGCCATATCGTGGGACGAAGGTGAACAGGCCGGCAGCGCCTTTTGACGACCAGAACGACTCGTTATTTCCAAGGGCATTGGCCGTGGTGAGTGAGACGCCGATGGTGTCGAGCGGGAAAGCAAATCTCGTTAGTTTGTTCATGTTCCGCTCAACGCTCCATTTTTCTGCGCAATTTTGTCGATGGCAATTTTCACATCCTTGATTGCCTTCGTTCCTTCGGTATCGTTCGTGCTGATGCCGTTCGATATGATAACGATCAAATCGCTGATCGAAACCTGAAGTGAGCGAATATCAGCTTGGCTGGCCATTTGCGAGCCAACCGGCAACGCGGTTTGGAATAGTTCTTGCCACGAGCTTGCACCCGGACTCGCGACAGTTCCCAGCCCTTCATAGACCGTGCGGAAAATCTCGTTGTATAGGGAGCTTGAGGCATACATCTGTTGAGCTAGGCCCAAGTATGTATTTGCAGCGCCGCTTAGACCGTTTACGCTGGCCACGTCACCTGTTTTAGCCTTTGCGAGCAACGCCTGATACTGCCTTTGCGCCTCATCGAGCCTTTGCTGCGGGGAAAGTGGCGAGAGACTGCCAATGGCGAGAGACTGCATGTATTTAGTCAAACCGTCCCGAGCCTGTAGAAGAGCATTCGTGAAGTTCGTCACGGCTGGCGTGGAATTGCCGATGCTTGTTGTGGCTTGCTGCGTGGCTTGCTGATACGTCCGGTATGTCGAGAGCAGGTTGTTCAGCAAACGCACATATTCCGGATTCGCGGCAGGGTCATTGATCACATCGATGATGTACTGGGTATTGACGCCACTGGCAAGGTCGGCCATCGTCTGTTCGCGAGTCGTTCCGTTCCCAACGGTAGTGTTGAGCTCATCGATGGCACGATCCAGCGCCGCTTTCGCGAAGTCCGCACCATAGCTCCCGCCATAGATGGAAGAGATATTGGACTGGATGCTGTTGACCATCGACGCCACAGCATCTTGAACCTGCTTGAACGTCCCGCCAACGCCGACCATCACATCAAACAGTTTGCGTCCGGCTTCCGTGCTCAGGTCGATAGAACCAACCATCGCTTCCCAGCTCTTGACGCTATTCGGCGCGGATACGCCGACATCAGCGAATGCTTTATTGAGCTGTGCCATCACGGCAACGAATGAGTCCCCATCTTTGACGAAAAGATTTTTGATTCCGGCGAAGCCTTGCGCGACTCGCGTGAATGTGTCGATTACGTTCTCACCTTCCGCATTCATCGCATCCAGCGAATCGAACGACAGGCCTTTGATGCCCATATCCGGAATCATCTTGGACACAGCGGCCAGCGCCACAGCGAAGTCGATCAACTCCGCAGTCGTGCCAGTAAATCCGTCAATGTATTTCTGAAGGTGGCTGGCTTGATCCTTGAGCACCAGCCCGAGCTGATCCCGGAACACCTTGTCGAAAAAATCCGCGATGTCTTTTTGAATTTCCGCTTCTGTCCGGTCTTTGGTCACAATCTTGAAGCTGGCGGTGAATCCTTCCAGCAGCTTGGTCGCATCAGAGCCAAGCATATTCCCGATTCCGCTCAGCGCAGCGCTCATCCCGCCCATCAAATCACTAAATGCCTTTGACTGGTCGCTTGTCATGGCGGTCGTTTCTGTCCAACGCTTGTCGCCACGGAACAGGCCACCGCGCTGTGACAGGTCTTGCCAATTGCTTCCGGAGAAAGTTGAGCCGTTGACTTCCCCTTCCATTCCGCTGGCATCCTTATTTACAGGGCCACGACCGAACAAACGGCCACCGCCAAGTGCGCCGATGATCGCGCCAATCGCAGCGCCAATCGGCCCCCCAACCATGAAACCGGCTGCTGCTCCCGCGCCAGCGCCGCCCAGCACACCGACTTTGCCTGTGGTATCGTTCCCCCACTTTTTGTATTGGTCATACGTCACCATCACGGCAGCGAGCGCCGCCAAATATGGAGCTGCGACTTGAGCAGCTTGACCGACCATCGAGCCGACATCAGCCATTGCTCCGGCCCCTGCGTATGGGGAGCCGATATACCCTGCCTGCACTCCCCCAAAGAATCCCCCAGAGGCTGCGTTAAGGGCTGTTCCCCCTGCGCTAATGAGAGAGGCCAGAGGGGATTTACCCTGCGCACTTAGCGCAGCTCCTGCAGCGTCTGCAGCAGCCCCGCCAAGGGAGCCGCCAGCGACCATCTGCAACACCCATCGCTTGGCGAAGAATTGAAGCAGGTCAGCGGCCAGCTGCTTGAACATGTTCGTGAGGTTATCAATGGCTGACTTGCCATTCATGATCAGGTCGGAGAAAAAGCGGCCAGCGGAGTTCCCGATATCATCCCACATCTTGTTCGTGGCTGCGTAATCCTTCATGGCTTGATCTGCCTGACGGATGGCTTCCATTGAGCCCAAGAAAGATGCGGATGTTACGTCGATGCCTTCTTTGAGTGCCCGTTGCGTGAGCACCGCGATTTTCTTTTCAATCGTGCTGAGGTTGACAACCTTCGCCTCAGCCTGCATGAGTTCAATCTCTTGGCGGAGACTTCCCGCGAATTTTTCAGCCCCGGCGATCAATGCATCGTTGGCCCGCATCGCCTTGTCAAATTCGTCGTTCTGTTCCTTGGCGGCTGCGAGACGATTCTTGAGCAGCGTGGCTTCATTTTCAGCGAGCGCACGAGCATCCGCATTGGCTTGAATCGCCATCGCTTCCGCGCGGAGCTGAGCGAGCTTGTCAAGGTGGCGCTTTTTCTCCACCTGTGTCAAGTTCGCAAGATTTACCAGCTCCATTTCGGTGATCTGCTTCGCCATGTTGGCTTCAATCGCCAACTCTGTCTTCATCTGCTCAGCTTGCTGCTTGGTAATCTCTCCGACCGCCAGCCGGTTGGTAATCTCTGCCTCTTCTTTCTTGAGGGATTGGAGCGTCATCGCTTCCATGTGGCGAATCTCTTGCTCAGTCAGCGCGCGGCTATCTGCGTTCATTTCGCGCACAATCTCGCGACGTTCCTTGACGAGCTTGTTGATCAGGGCTTGCTTGCCCTCTTCCGATACGCCATTGTCATCGACCATGCCGGCAGCTTTGGCCCCTTCCATCGTCCCGAGCTTTTGCGCAGCAGCAATCTGATCGTCAAGAATCCGCAAACGCCCCTGCGCGGTCGCGTTGATCGCTTTCTGACCAGCCAGCTGCGACTCCTGATATTGAGCAAGCTTGCTTTCCGTCTTGGCGTTATCTTCCAGCGAACCTTTCATGATCCGCAATTCGGTCACATACGCCTCAGCATCGTTCAGGCGCAGCTGAAGATAGGCCGGAGCTTTTCCGTCATCATAGCTGGCCATGAGCTGCTCATCCCGCGCGATTTGCGCCTCAGTCGCCTTGATTTTGTCCTCAATCGTTTTGTCGCGACCGATACCAAGCGCAGAATCCCAGTATTCGGATGCTTTCTTTTTGGCTTTGTTCCAAGCAGTCTCAAGATACCCGAGTTGCTCAACGTGCTTGGGCAAGAAGTTGTTCAGCTTCTCTGCTAGCACCAGCTGCGCCTCTCCGAGTTCGCCCATACGCTGAAGGTGGGCGATGTGTTCAAGCTCTGCCGGAGACAAAAGATGCATCTGCTTGTTAAGCTCTTCTGCGCCTTTCGCCGGATCACTGAACAGCTTTACGAGTTCCGGCCCGACACGATCAATGGCAATCCCGGTCGCGTTTGCAAAATCATCCGCAGACATCGCGATCATCTTCAGCGACTCCGAACCGATACGCCCGGAACGCACGAGCGTTTCCACAATCTCTTTTCCTGCGCCGACTGTGAGCGTGCTCGCGGCAGCGACTTCTTGCGCAAGCTCCCGCATCGCTCCACGCGTAGTCCCGGAACGATTGCTGCTGACCTCCATGGCCTCATTCATCTTGACCATTTCTTCATGACCAAGCGTAGCAGCCGCTGCAAGGCCACCAAGCGTTGCGATGGTGCCGATTATCGCAAGGCCAAGGGGACTCATAGCCGCTGCCAGAATATTGGACTTTGTCGCGAGTTGAGTCACCTGACTTCCGGCCATTGCGAAGTCGCCCTCAAGCAAGGCTTTGCCCATCTGCAATAAATCTCTACGCGCGCCCGAAGTGTTCAGGCCTAGTTGTGCCATTGCTCCGGAAGTCTTGCCGAGTTCGCTGGTGGCCTTGACATATGCCTGCTCAGCGATTTTCATTGCATCGTTGAACTGTGACTGTGACAAAACCTTTTCTTTGAGCGCGTTTGAAAGCAGTGATTCTGCCTTCGTGTATTCGGCTATCGCTTTTGTCGTGCGGTCTTGTGACGAAAGATATTTGGTGACGTCAGCATCGAGCCTCTGGATTGCTTTCGATTGACCTTCCGTCGCGACAGTGCTCTGCGCGGAAGCCGCTGCCATGACCTTGTGTTCTGCGGAGAGACGTGCTTGCTTGACTTGCCAAGAATCGGCGCCATGCTCAGCTTCAAGCATGGCAACCTTCAAGGCTTGCGTATTGCGCACCGAGTCTGCTGTATCTACTTTAATCGTCAGCTCAGAAATTTCGGTGCTCATTCTGAATCCTTTTTTGTCTGCTTCTGCTGGTGTATCAGATACGTGGCTTCTAATGCGTCCATCGCGCGGAATTCAAACTGCTCAAACTGAATCTTTTTTCTTCGCTGCCACGCTTCAAGTTCCAATTCACCAATTGCGCTTTTCGTGAAACCATTATTCGTCCGGCGCAATCCCATTTCCTGAAAATACTCCCAGAGATAAACCATACACTCCGGGCATTCAACTGGTACTAACTCATCCGGCATCGGGCACTCCGGATTCCACATCAGCTTCTGCCGGTAATCATTCTCCAAATGTTCTCGGAGAGTGGTGCCATCCTCTTGTACTGCGGACAGCACCAATTCCTTTTCGGCAAATGCGACTAGCCCGCTGACGAGGCTTTGATAAAAACTTGATCAGACTCGATCACCGACAGCACCTTGTTACGCCATGTCGGTCGCGCTTTGAAGATCGCGTCCAGCGTCTCCTTGCTGAGCGCTGCCGGCTGGCCGTTGCTCGTGAAACCATAAATCTCTTTGATACAGGCAGCCATGATTGCATCTTCGCGCTTTGCCAGCACGTCGATCAATTCGTTTGCGCCGGTGTCCGTCTTGGCATCGATGCCGCGACCGCGCCGCGCCGTTTTCTTTACGCCATTGACCTTGTGGAGCCGATCAACAGCCTGATAGTCATCGGAGTCTGCACCGACAACCTTGAAACCGGATTCCGGGTCACCATCGTCCGTGAACAGCAACGGAACGTCGATGAGGTCATTTGGGTTTACTGCGAGTTTGTTCAAATCCATGATGCTTCTTCTCCAGGTTATTCACGGTGACCACTCCGCTCAACTTCGCATTGGGAGAAGGGGCAATGCTAGGTCAAGCAGAGTGGGCCGTGAGGGTTAATGCAGCTTACGCTGCGTTTGAGTCTTGTACGGTGAGGATGGTGGAATCGAACGCCAGAGCGGCACCGCCGGTCGTGCAGAGTTCTGCTGTGAACGGATAGGTGCGCACGATGCCTTTTTCGCCGTCATCCGGAGTATCGCCAGTGATCTTGATACGACCCATGGTGAAGCCCAAGAAGGATGAGGTTGCCGTTTGATCGCCGGTCATTACGAGTGCCAAGCTGATGTTCGTCTCGCCATCGTAAAACGATTGGAACGTCACAGCATCGAACAGACCAGTGAAGCTGCCCGAGACTTTGATGCGGCCTTTCTGAACGTCCGGGGAGCTGTTGGAACCGATAACAGCACCCATCGACGCCGCGCTGTTGCTGATCGTGATCTGCGCGCCGGTAATGTTTCCGGCAACTGCGCCGTTGACATAGATGAAGCCGTTGATCGCCGCCATCACTGGCGTGTTCGTTTCCGCGCTGCGAGTCGTTACCTGCTGAACGGCGCCAAGCGTGCGGGTTCCAAGCCCAACAACGTCGATGCTGATCGTGGCATTCCCAGTCGCCGGCAAGCCCAGAGCGATTTGCGAAATTTTGCAATCCGGATACAGCTCGCTGCGGGTGATGTCTGAATAGAATTCTTCAAACGTGTAGTAGCTGTTCGTGTGACCGGTCATCGGCGTCAGGCACTTCTTGCCAACGACAGTGATCGTCACCGAGCCAGTTTCCGGAGCTTTCGGCAGCATTGCTGCACCGCCATCCAAGAAAACGCCGGACATGTTCGATGCTGTCAGCGCGTAAATCCAGAAGTTGCGCGAGTTGTTGCCAACTGCCGTGGTGGTGAAGCCGGTAAACTGAACAACGTCGCCGACCTTCAAGCCGCCAGCCAACAGACCTGCCGAACCGTCCACGATTTGCGGCGCAGCAGCAGCAGACGTTACGTCAACACCAGCGACCAGCGGAGTTGTGGCTGTGAAGATTTTTTCCAACAGGCCTTGGAACGGCAGCTGATATGTCAGCGCTGAGCACAGTCCGTCGATTTTGCCTTGCGACTTCTTCAAGCCATAGGCAGTTCCGGTGGACATGTGGTGACTGACAATTTCGTCCGACTCGAACATGTCGCGCATCGCCTGAAATACCGAATTCTTGCGACGCAGGATTTGGCCGGTCGTGACGTTGGGAGTGCCCAATGCCGTTTGCAGCCCGATGGAAGTGGTCTTGCTAATACCTTGTGCGATTGTTGGCATGGTGTAGCTCCTTGTTTAGAAAAAATTTGCGTGGAATGGAATCTTTACTGGAACTGCCCAACGATCCGCGTCCACCACGCCATTACCGATTGCGGGTGTTCTGCTAATCGTCACCACTACACCCGAATTCGTGAATGACGTGTTCTTTCGGAAAGTCGTTCGCAGAAGATTGGCACGCGCATTTGCATCTGCCGTTCCTTTCTGCAACGGATATTGAAGAGTGACCTGAAGGTAACCAAGGTCGCGAAAGCCCGAACCCATCTCAGGGTTATCCGGCTCAGCAAACAGAACCCATGCGCGTTGGTATGGCGTGTCGGCGGCTGGCGGCTGAAAGGCCACATTCTCAAACGCGGTCGGCAAGGTCGGAGTCATCGCATTGAGCGCGACTTCAAGGCACCGGCGAATCAGGGCTGCGCTCATGCTCCCCTCGCGCGTTGTGCGTTGCGACGAACAATGCCTTGCCATTCCAGAATCGTTATGCCGACAATTCCGATTGGGGCTTGCGTGCTGTGGCCATTCTCCAAGCGCATCGCATATGGGACGTTGTTCGTCAAATAAAAGACGTTCCCCATACACTGCGCCGGAAGTCTGCCGATGTTCTGATTGACCGTTCCGGAGAAGTCCGTGGTGTCAATTTCGTTTTCCGGTCGCGTGTTCACGCCCAGCTGCCAATTGGCGCGGAAGTGCCCACCTTTGTAGTCTTTCGGAAGTGGCGGCAAACCGCGCGTTTTCCGTTCGATATTGCTCGCCCATATTTCACGCTTCCCAACTGGCGACTTTTCATCAATCCTGCGGGCAACGTCGATGATGACATCCTTGATGACCAAGTCTGCCTTTTCTCCGGCCCGTTCTGCCCACTTCGCGAGATTGATGGAAAAGCTCATAGAGCGCCTTAAAGACGAAAGCCAAAAACGGGACAGGGAAAGACCCATACCCCAATAAATAAACAGCTCCTGCACGCTCCTAACAAGCCGGAAACACCTTTGGAAAGGATAGAAGTGGTCATTTTCACTTCCGAAGGTGTAAATCATACAAAACCGGCGTGCCGGCAGGGTTTACTTCGCCAACCCCTTTGATCACATATTCGGTCGTTCCGACCACGATGTGGTCTTCCAAGGATGGAGCGGAGCCAACTTCCAGAAGCAGCCGTTTGTCGCCCTGCTGGATTAATCCCCCTGTGCCGAGCGTTTGGCCGGCACCAAAGTCTAGCAACACGCCTTTCTTCGTCAGATCAGCATAGGTTGGCGTTGCGCTTCCGGTCGCAGGGTCATAAGTCCCGAGGGAATAATTTCGCAACGTAACGTCCTGCCCAAACTCCCGGAGAAGTTTGGATGCTGTTCTTGCGAGTTCAGCGTAATCGAAACTCATCTGCGACCAACCTTGACATTCATTGGAGACAACTTCAGGTATGGAGCCAGAGCAGCATCAATCGCGCGATAGCGTGGAGATTCAACTGAGTTCGGATCATAGGTTTGACTGATGGGCCCAACAGTGACGCTTAATGTGGCGCGCGTCAAATCGGGAGAAAGTTCAGCGGTGGACGCGCGCAACGCGAGTTCACAGCAAGCATTCTTGACTTCAAGCGGCACGATTGTATCGGCCACCAAGTATGGAGAGCTTCCCGCAAGACCTGTGGTAACAGGCTCAAGATAAACCAAGGTGCGCGGCCAATCGAGCGCCTGAGAAGCGTCCTTGCGATAGCCTTTCCATACACTGCGATAAACCTGCAGCATATAGTCGGTCGCCTTGCGCAGCGCCGGTTCTTTTTGATCAGCCTCATCGAGCGCATCCCACGCGGTGTTGCCGCGCTTGGCATGATAGTCGTTCGCATCCGCGACAGACACATATGACTCCGCACCGGCGATGATCGAACCGTCTTCAACTATCAGGCTCATCGTTTACCTTTCGGTGCAGGTGGACGCCGGAGAAGCAGTGGAACAGGCTTGGTGACGGGAGCTGGCTGAGGCGTGAGCGGTCGCAGCGGAAACGCTGGATTTGAACGACCGTACTTGACCTCAGCCATGATTCCCTCTACGCCTTCAGGAACAGCTCAACCAGATCGGCCTTCAGCGCACCGCTGGGAATCTCGATGCCCTTGTCGTGGAGCGCCGACTTCAGATCAGAAACGGTCAGAGCTTCAGCGGCTTCCCGAGCTTCAGCAGCGAGCTTTGCCAGCTCTGCTTCTTCTGCCTTGGCTTCGGCCTTGGCTGCTGCGTTTTCCGGAACCGGCTTGCCGCCTTTGATCGCGGCATCGACCACGACTTGCGGCGCGGCATCTTCCACCATCACGTGCTTGTCGCCCATCTGGACAGGCTTCATCGGCCACGGAACATATCCGCTGATCTCGCAAATCTCGCGACAATCAACGGGCTCACGCACCAGAACGTCGCCAGTAACAGGGTGATAAATTTTCATTGCGCTTCTCCTTGCTGTTGAAATTTCACTTTAGAAAAAGCCGGTTGAGCGTGGGCCCAACCGGCTTTATGGCCCTACATCGAACTTGCCTTGTTACTTGGTCTGCGCGAGGAATGCGCTGTACGTGATCGACGGAGTGGTGCCGGCAATCGTGACCTTCAGACGCAGGTAACGATAGGTGGTGCCGTTGCGCTCGTTGCGACCAGGGAACAGGAAGCGACCACCAGCCGCCGCATCTGCCGTTCCGATCAACGCGCCGGTCGCACCGCCAATCCGCAGCATCGCGACGGTGGTGATGTTGCCGGCAGTTCCGAACGTCGCATCGGGCGATGCCTGAACCTCTAGCATGTACGATTCGTCGCCGGTGCCAACGTCCAGCGCGGTTACGTCAACAACAACGTCAAAGTCGCACTTGCCGGTGCCCATGTCGAGAATGAGCGTGCCGGTGTCGGTTGCGGTAACGGTCGCGACAGCGCGCAGCAGCAGCGCATTGTCATACGTCCGTTGCGAGTGGATATTGGCGCTGGCAACGACACCGATGGCGCCAAGGCCAGCGAGAATCGCGGCATACAGGGTTTTGCGTTTGAAAGTGTTCATTGAAGCTCCTTGTATTCGATTGGGTTGGCAGGTCGCTTACGCGGTGACGGCAGCGTCAGCGATAGACCAGATGCGGGTGGCGGCACGGCCATGGAAGATGCCGAAGCCATTGTACCATTCCACACGCGTGCGGTAGACCGGAGCAGATTGCAGCTCGCCCAGATCGCGAACGTCCACGCCACCGTTTTGCAGGCCGGTCAGCATTCCGTCGCCGAACGACACGACATAGATGGAAGTGCCAGTGGCGGTGCCGGAAGTCGCAGCTTCATTGAATCCCAGAATCGCGGTGTTGGCATTGTCCAGATCAACGATCAAGATGGGCAGGTCGTTGTACATGGTCAACTGACGGCCAAACGCATCCTTCGTGTAGGTGATGAAGCCACCCACGGTCGTGGTGCGCGCAGCAGTCGTCAAACGACGCCGCATTGCCTTGGACATGATCAGGTGGGTCGGATTCAGCGTCTGATCAATCGCTTGATCGAGAATCGCGAGGGAGAGCGCGGTGCCGTTGGCGGTCGCACCGGCAGCGATTTTCTGGTTGCCGACGATACGGGTTTGCAGGCCATCGAATTCGCGCGGATCAGAGGCAGTGTCGCCCTTGATGAACTTCTTCGTCCACGCCAGAGCCAGCGAACGGACTTTCATGCCTTCTTGCACGGCGCGTTGGTTCGGGCCCATGGTGGAGACGATGAACTTGTCAACGTCCAGCTCGCCACCGGCGATGACCAGAGCTTCAGTCAACGGGTTCAGCACGCCAGTGCTAGGCGTATAGGCTTCGTTCACACCGCGAAAGCCGACACCAGGCAGGGTATCTTCGCGATTGTATTTCATCGCGTTGCCGGCAATGTCGTTAAAGGGCAGGGTCATCAGGATGTCGCTGGAACCGGCATACAGCTCGATCACAGCTTGGCGGATAACGTCGCCGGTTTCCAGCTTTGCCGCTTCAACGAGCGTGAGCGCACCGAGCGCAATGCCGCGCGTGTAGGCGAAACTGGCGAAGAATTTGACGAGGGAGAAGGCAATCAGCGCGATGAACGCCAACAGTGCCTGTTTGAAGAACTTGATACGGGCCATGGTTGGCTCCTTTCAGTCGGTTGGGAAAAGTTGTTTGCTGCCATTACGGGCATCCCACCCGACTTTCAGTCGCCACGCATCCCGCGTGACCTTACAATTTCGCGCCACGCATCCCGCGTGACCTTTCAATAATCCGTTGCAGTTTTGGCGAGCAACTGCAACGGATTATTGTCCATCTTTTCCAAAAAGTAAATTTTATTTCTGGCTAAAAAACATTAGCTGTTTTGCGACCGCGCTTTTGTCATCCGTTCCTGCGGAGACAGGTTGGAATAATCCGCGCCACCCGGCTTCGGGCCACTGCCGGGAGCATCGCCGCCTGATCCCTTCGCCGGGAACCAATGTGGCGCGATAGTGCGCATGGATTCAATCCACTCTTCCGGGCTGAATGGCTTCTTGGCGTCTTTCCCGAGCACGACATTTCCATCCTTGTCACATTGGATGGCGTGGCCATTTTCGTCCAATTGGAAAATCTCCCGCGCCGCGCGCAGAACGTCGCCGGACTTGAGCGCAAATTCGTGCACCTTGCCGGTAACAGCGCTGCGAATCTCATTGTCGAGCACGCGCGTCATGTATGCTGTCGCGCGGTCGGTCGCCTTTTGCGCTTTGCCCTTTTCTTCTTCCAGCTGGCGCGCCATTTCGGTGCGCAGCTTTTCCGTTCGCTTCTCGATCACCTGATCAACCTTGCCGGCAGCGATCAGTGCTGCTTCTTCTTCGTTGCTGAACTTGCTCAGCAGCTCTTTGGTCTTGACAGGGTCAATGCCTTCAAACTGCTTTTGCAAATCGGCCAGCTTGCGCTCCGCGATCATGGTTGTCTTGCGCGCTTCTTCGCGAACGCTGGCCAGCGATGCCTTCAAGCCGCCAACATCTTCCACTTCCACCTTGGACGGATCAAGCTTGAATTTCCCTGTTGCTGTGTCTTTTGCGTACCACGATTGCTGGAACGCAGGGAGAGTCGCGACATCATCCACTTCCAGTGCGATTGCATTCGCAACCAAGCCGCGTGTTGCGAGGAATGTTGAAATGAACATGAGGTTGTAACGTGACTTCATTTTTACTTCTCCTTGCTTTGTTCGTCCATCCCGGACGATTGGGTTGCCAGCATCCCGCTGGCCTTGCGTAAACGAGCGATGCGAAACTGCTCGAATTCTGTTACAGCTCCGAGCTTGACGAGTCCATTTGCCAAATCTTCCGGATGGACGATGGTGGTTGCCCAGTCATCAGCTTCAATCTCCTGCTGCTGCCGCGTGGATAGTGGCGTCGGAATAAAGAAGATCGCCCTCAAATAGTTTTTCCAAACGTGCTTGAGTGCTTGGTGCCCGCATTCGTGCGCGTAGATCGCGACGTATTCATCATGCGGAAGGATAATGCGAACGTGGCGCGGCATATGAATGCGGAAGCCGGTAAAGGCAGGGTGCTTTGGCTTTACTACGGCCATGAGCACGACCAACAGCACCGCGTATCCGGCCCACAAGATGAAAACAGCGATCAGAATTTCGTTCATGCGTACTTCTCCCGCAGTTTTTGAAGCGACAGAGGATTGCCACGCAAATCTAGCAGCTGCTGTAGCGTCAACTTCTTGTCGCGCCAAAGCTGTGTGCGTCCCGGCCCCAGCACTTCTTCTTGAAAAGCCGCGCCGCGCCGATTCAGGAATTGCTCAAAGGTCATATCCGCTGCGACTGGCCCGAACTGCGACGCGCGTGTTCCTTTTTTCGGCTCAGGGAGATCAACCCCCAGCTGCGCAAACGTCTTACGGCCAGCGGTAACAATGCAGCGACACCCCCAGTGGATAGCTCCCGGCCCACCGTTCCAATCCATCGCGTGGCCAATCGGTTCCGGTGGATCGTCCATCAGCGTGTATGGCTTCAGGTCGCGCGGCCCGCAAATTTCCGGACACGTGCTGCCATCGAGTGTTGCGAGCCAGACAACATGGTCGATGACATCCGAATTTTGCCGGAAAGTTTCAAGGCGAGATTCATTCGCGACAGCTTGGATTGACGTATGAACAAGACTCCGCGCATTGGAGCGTGCGATGTCCATAACGCCTGTAATACCAAGTCTTGCCGAACCCGTAATGCGTCGCGCGATTTGCTCACCAGTCTCTCCAGCAGCCATGCCAAGCCGAACGGCATTGGCGAATCGAAAGGAAACGTCTCCACGCTGACGCTCCCACCAAGACGCGGAAGCCGCGCCACGTATCAATGTATTGGAAACGAGACGTTTCAAAAACGTCTGTGTCGGCAAGCCAACCGTCATCTGGATTGAGAAGCTGGTGTTCATCGCGGATGATACGTTGCTGGCCGCGACTTCCCCAACGCTCGTGAGCGAGCCATACAAGCTTGCCCCTGCCTCTTCATAATACTTGGCGATGATCCCGTTGACCTGCTTGAAAAGAATTTCTGTGCGCTGCTTGCTGAATGCTGTAAGGTCGGATTCGGAAAGCGTAGCGGCCAACTCTCCTTGTAGCTTCTTCAAGATCGCAAGCACCTTGTTCCGCACCGTCACCTCAAAGCGCATCAGGTCAAGTTGCCCAGCCAGAAGCTCATCGATGAAAGCCAACTCTGCTGCGGTCGTCATTTCCGTCTCTCCATTGCGATGGCGGCAATCCGTATGTCATCAGCAATCCTTCTCCAAGGCAGCTGAACTCTTTTTGCTCGCACGATGATTGCCTGAGCGCAAACCGCGCCGATAAGCATTCCAACGAGCAAGCAAAAAGTATATTCGATCATCGGTCGATAATTTTGACGTAAATGCTGCGCTCATCTTCCCGCGCGGGAGTGCTCACCGTCACGATGTGGCAGGTCACCTTGTACGTCTGCCCAAGCGTGCCGCCAGAAAGCCAAGCCACGATCACGCCGGCATTCTGCGTACTCGAAACGAGCGTGAGCCCTGTTGGAACTGTGATGGTGTGAGAGGCGATAGAGTCGCCGACCGTCGCCAACCACTCCGTCCAGTCAAACACATAGTCAAGTTTGGCCAGCAAATCTTTTTGGATTGTGCGTTTGGCCGTGGCCCCTGCGCCGGTCACCACATAGGTTTCAGTCATGATGTAACGCTCCTGTTTTCCGCTTCAATGGTTAGGATTCTTTGCTCAGGGTCAAACGTCGCGATTCTATCCTCAGCCTCAGCCGTGGCTGTACGCGATTCAGCCTCTGGCGTGTATGCGCGGTCTTGCGCCTCAATTGACAGCACGCGGTCTTGCGCCTCAATCAGATACGTCCGCAGCGCAGAGGCCACATAGATCGCTGCCGCGTTTTCCGCTTCGCCCAAGAACTCCGACAGTGCCTCAATCGTTGCCGTGGACGCCATAACGGTCGCAGAGCGATGATCGAGCGTGGTCAGGCCTTGTATGGCGATGATCGAACAGTCGATGTGCGCGCTGAGAGCGTTAAATGTTCCGACTCCGGACGATGCCGCTGCGCCGCTCAGCACCCGAGCGCCAGCGAAGGTCGCAGCACCAGCATTCGTGCTGGACACCGCTCCACTCAGCAGCCAAGAGCCACTCATATTCACTGAGCACGTTCCCGGAGCGTTTGCCACGGAAGTCCGGATGGCGCTGGCTGCGAGAGAATCGCTGGCTGCTGATACGGCATTCAAGTCCGTCGATACGCGCGTGACGGTTTGGCCGACAAAAGCCGGAGAGCTTGCGCCGGATGCCGCCATGTCGGCAGAAACGATGACGCCTGACCCTGCCGCGTTTTCCCAGTCCCACGTCACGACCGATACAGCGCCATCGGTCAGGCCCCAGTTGCTGATCGCGGCTGCTGCGATGGTAACGGTGGTGGCGGCTGGCGAAGAAAGCGCAGAACCACTCAGCGCCGCGCCGGAGAAGCCGACAGAGCTGGAGCTTGGCGAAGAAAAGACGGATGCGCCCACCGTCGCGCTGACGATTGCTGTGGAGACAGCGGCTGGCGCGGCCAAAACAGAGGGAATAACACTGACCGAGTTGCCGGCAAACGTCCCAGCTCCAGCAGAACTCAGCGAAGAAGGGATTAGCGTTGCGGAAACACCTGTTAGAGCGCCTGCACTGGTTGCCGCTAGGGTTCCTGTGCGGATGGCAGAACCGAAGCCCGTAAACATCCCTAAATTCGTGGACGCATTTACGGTCGCGTGAATCCAGCCAGCATTGTACCCGCCAGCCGCGATTCCTGCTGCGGAAAGGTCGGCAGAGAGCGTTGTGGGGCCACCACCAGACAAGTTGTACTCATAGCAGATAATAATGGCGTGATAGTCGCGCGCAGCATTTGAGCTGTAGGTGACCGTTTTGGTGCCTGTGCTCGATTCGCCAATCTTGTAGTTGGCGCGAATGCTTTGATGCGCTGATGAATTTACTTCCGAGACTGCTAAAGTAAATCCAGATTCTGATGGGCCTGTGTATCCCATGTCAGAACCGGAGTTGTTGCAGCCGATTGCGCCAATCGTTATGACGTTGTTGGTGGTGGTCGGAGCAGAAGTGCTGGCCGCCAATCCGACAGAAGCTGTGGCCTGATTATTTCCAGAAGCATTTACCGGAGAAGCGACAAGAGTGCCTGATGGGAACTCAATCAGCACGCCCGTCAAATAGTTATCAGACCCAGCGCCGAAGTCTACAACGACATCGGTGTCAGACCCCGCGCAATTGCGCACGTACCAAGATGCTACATTGCTTTCTCCTTGGGAAACTTTCTCACCCAAAGAGGCTGCTGAGCCGCCAATCGTTACGCCATTAAGATCAGCACCGCCAGACACATAATGCGCACAAACAAAGATGTAATCCTTGCCGGCAGAAATGCTGAACCCAATCTCCGTTGAGTTGAAGGTCTTATCAGTGGCAAATCCATCGACTTGCAGCTTGTTGCTGATATTGCTTGGCGTTGGCGGGGAGCCGCCCGCAGCAGGGGCAATTAGCGTGTAATCAAATACGCCAAGCCCCGCCACAGCGGCATCAAACCAGCCGGCAGCGACTATCCCTGCATCAAATGTGCCGACCGGCGCGGTCATTACTTCTCCATTACCTGAAGTTCACCGCTGATGAAGGTCGCCGTTGTTGCTGAGGAAAGGATGCAGTGGAGAATGCACGAGTTGTTGTACAAGCGCACCCCCGGTTCCTTGATCATCTTGCTCGCAGAGACGTTCGGGATGGTCGTGCCGAGCTGGACGATGTCGCGAGCGATGAACAGATTCAGTGTTCCAGTCAGCCACGATGTGCCGAGTGTGATGGACTGAATTGACTGAACGCCTTTGTCGCCAGCCGCCAGATTAAACCAGACAATGGTTCCGATCACAGGCGTTGCTGGAGCCTGAGAACCGACGATGGCGGAGAGAGTTGCTGTGCGACCTGCTGTGCCGCCTGAGTTGGTGTAGCTGATCGTGGCATTACTCGCGACCGCAGCGAGAGTTGACGCGGCAGAAACCATCAGGCCGATCATACAACCTTCACCGTTTGTCGTTCCGTTTACGTCGCGCGCTGGGAGCGCCACGCTGTTGACCGTTTGCGCGGTGGTCGTGGTGACAACGATGCCCGATTGAACCCACAGAACGTCATAGAACAGGTGCGTGTGGTTAACGCCAGACCCCATCTCAAGGGCAGTGAGGTAATTCGCCCCAACGGATGGATTTTTGATCGGCAAGCAACCAGCATCGGTCGCAGAAGTCCCATCAGTCGCACGACCGGCCATGCCTGGAGTGCCGGGAGCCCACGCGCCGGGGAAGCCTGCATCTTTCCACGAGCCATACCAATAGCCAGCAGCGTCAGAGACAGTGGTAGTCTTCATGAACGAGACAGGGAAGCCATCATATGCGCCCTTGCCGGCTTGCGGATACTCCGCGCCATTCCAATCTCTGTGCGTCCAACGTCCCTCTTCACTGAAGATCAGATTCTCTCCGGGAAGCAGGATCACAGAAATCAGTTCGATGATGTTCGTGCCATCCGTGTGAAGGATAGTCACTGTACACGAAAGACTCGCGTGGTTATTGCTGATGTTCAGGTGCTTGACGTTCCGCACGGTCGATGCCGCTGGGCTGGCAACCACCGTGGTTGTTGTTGCTGTGGTGATGCTGGGGGTGTTTGTTCTTCCGGGCGTGGCCACGCCAGCAGACAAGTCCACCCACGACGCATGGACTTCAATGTCTGCTGCTGCGTCCGTCACAGCCTGAAGTAAATCAGACGTGCTGGCGAGATTAAGCATGAGAATTAATCCTCAGTGATCGTGCTGGTCGGCTTGATGCGCGGGATAACGCCAACGGCCATGGTGATGTTCGGCGTGAGAGCACCGGAGTACAGCAACTTGGTCGCGCCGGACGATGCGACGCCGACAGACGCGTGGGTGATCGCGCCGCCCGGAGAGGCTGTACATTCGCCAAAGTCCACATTCGCGACAGGCGACACGCTGTTGCCTGTTACCGTCCAGCCGCCTGCCGTTCGCGCGACCGATACGCGCGCATAGCCGGTGTATGCCGTCTCGTTGGTGGCTTGCGTCCCTGCTTCGCCGGGATCACCGGTGTGTAGCGCAACGAATAGCGCGGTCAGCGGAGAGGCGGCTGCGTTATCGCAAATGTTGGCGATGCCGGTCGCCTGAAAGATCATCTTGAGCAGATCGTTTTCAAACGTATCGCCCTTGCTCAGCAGAACCAGACCTGCGCGATGCAGAACTGCCGTTACAGCGTTGAGTTTCATTTTGAAGTTCATGCTTGCGCTCCTTTGGTTGGTAGGTTTTCATCTATTGCTGCTGCTGCTGCTAATTGCTGTTCCAGATACTGCTGTTGCCGCTCCAGAATTCTGGCTTGCTCTTCTTCCAGCGTCACGTTATCCGCGACAATCTCGCCAGCCTTGAGTTGATCAAAGATGCCCTGATCACTAAGGCCCGGAACGCCTTGTTGCCAACCGGCGATGAGCGCTGCGAGCATTTGTGGCGTCATGCCTTTCGGAAAGAAGTCGCGATTGACCTCAATCGAAACGTTCGCGGCATCTTGCCCAGCCCACAGCGTAAACCACTTGAGCACGCGCGTCATGCCGAGCGAAATGGAGATTGCGATGGACGCGAGCGCGGATTGCTCACCTGCGCGATGTATGCCTGCTGTCTCTGCTGACTCCACGCCGCTCTTCTGCTCTTCCAGCATGCGCGCGCCAAGCACCGCCATCTGCTTTTCTTTTTTGTCGAGATTCCGCTCAAGCGCAGAGAGTCCCGCACCGGAGAATTCGATGTACTGACCTTTCGCATCCGAGTTAGACGTTACCACTGCGGTCTCACCGCCAACATACACCTCAGTGGCCTTGTTCGATAGCGGATCAACGGTCTGCGTGAAGCCAGCGAGGAAAAGCGTTGGCATGGCGGTGAAATGGCAACCGTGTTCGTAATCAGCATTGGTGCGATAGTGCGAGAGATTCACATCAACAAGGTCGATCAATGGCGGATCATCAACGTCAAATCCAATCGAGTCCACATTCATGACCTCAAACGGAATGTAGTCCATGAAGTTGCCGGACATCTTCGGGAATACGTCCGAACCGACTTGCTCAAACTCTTGGCTTACAGCATTCGCATTCGCGCTCTCTTTGCGCTTGAACACGCGCTGACGATAAACCCTCACGCCGCCCATCGGAACCAGATCGAGCACGCGCCAGCGGTCTTCAGCAACGCTCGTGAACTCATCCTTGACCACTTCCGCACTCTCCTTCAGCACGACAAGAACCGGAACGACCACGTTGTTGACTGTGCCCATACGCCAATTGATGATGGACTCTGTCGCGTACAACTTGATGTATGGCCTGAGATTGAGCCGCTGCTCATCTGCTGCCGTGATACCATCCGGCGCGGTCGGATAGTCCACCAACGCGCCAATGCGACCCACGGTCAGGTCGTGTACCGATACGCGCGCAAGTAGCAAGCCGAATGGCGTACCACTTCCATCCGAATTCTTCAGCAGCTCTTCCACCGTCACAGGAACAACCACGGTCGGTGGCTTGCGGAACATCATCCCGGACAAGCCGGCAATCGTTCGCCATGTCGCGTTGTAGAAAGACGTTCGCTTGCGATAGCCATTGTACTCAATCTCATCTTGCGACTTGAGCTTTGGCAGATACTT